AAGGACCACTAATTAACCATTGTTCAAAATCAGGATGTGTATTACACGCTTCCTTTATTTGATTCATAAACTCTTTATAAGTTACAAATTTAGGCGGCCATTCCATTGCAAATATGCAAATTAATAATATAAATAGTATATAAACTTAAATATCAATTTTTTTTTAATTTTTATTTTTTTACTCCTTAAATCATAAGGATATACATATGTAAATATGTAGATAAACATATATAAGTATTATTTATAATTTAATATAAATAATATTTATTTTATATGATAAAATTTCAATTTTTAAAATAAATTTAAATTGAAATTTTGATGTTATTATTTTTATTTAAGCCGAGGCTTCAACAGTTTTTGTTTCAACAGTTTTTGTCTGTTTTGGGAAATGTCTGCCCATGTATCTCTGTAGATTAAAATATGTAAGCGAAACTTCATCATCAATTTTAAGTAGTTCTTTAAGTGAAGCATCTGGGTTAATTTTGCGACCATTATCTTTGTCTTGAAGGCTGTTAGCGCGAATGTATTTGTTAATTTCACGCGTAACATCAGTGCGAGCCATTTCAGAACCTTTTTCACGTCCTAGGAAAGTAGCAAGTTCATCACTAATAAGAGATGGTTTTACAAAACCACTTGGCGCACGTGTGCCTTTCTTGCGTTTTTTGTTATTTAGTTTCTGCACAATTTTAAGTTGTTTGACAGTTTTGCGTTCAAGAGTTTTAAGTTCAGTTTTTAGAGAACTAAACTGAGATATCATAGACTGAAATTTGGTAATAAATTCAGAAAAGTTATCAGTAATAGATGTTTCAGTAGAATCAACAACTACATTCTGTACTTCTACGGGCGGTTCAACTACTGGTTCGGGTTCTTTCTTTGTGCGAGTTTTAGATTTAGCAGCAACTTCTTTTTGAACTGGTTCAGTAGTTGTTTTTGTGGGTTTGGATTTTTTAGTATCGGGAACATCTAGTTCTTGAGTTTTTTTAGTAGCGGCTTTAGAAGGCATCTTTTTATAATTATGTATAATAGTATCCTTTTAAGTTCTTTTAATGAATTAATATATATTTTATAATTTTAAATATATTTTGAACATCATTTATGCTAAAGAATAATTTTAATTTATATTTTTATATTTTTATTATTTTAACGAAATTAATAATTTACAGATTCATATAACCAGGGTAATGCTTCTGCCGCTAATTCATTAACTAAAGTTAAACTAGATAAAACATAATAACATCCCAATGATTTAGAATCATCATTTATTCCTTTTGTTATTAGTTCTTCAATTATTGTTACTACAGATTTTTGAATTGTATTATAATTATAGTTATGTATTGAATTTATATTAATATTTAATGCTCTAAATGGATTACCATATGGAGGACATATATCTCTTTTAATATTTTGACTTAAATTTGCTCTATAATGCCATATATCCGCTAATTCTCTTATAAATTTAACTAATTGATATTTATTTAAACTAGTTAACCAATTCATATTTGTATAATTTCCTAAACTATCCATATATTGAAATAAATTTAATATTTTCATTTCTAATTTTTTAGAATCATTCATTTTTTCTATTTTGTCATAGTTTATATTTATTTCTATATCTAACATCTTGCTATATTTAATAAATAAGATCATATTATTATATATTTTCTTCTCGATTATTTTTGTTGAAAATGGATTATTAATTTGCGTTTGATTTTTTATATATAAATTATAAATTGATAATATATCAAATGCATAAATAAATTTATCATTATCTTCAAAACTAAAAAATTGATTATATGGAATATTTTTTAATTCATCTAATGTTGCAAAATCACAATCATTAGTACATATATCTTTATTATAAAATCCTGGACCATGCAATGCTATATAATTCTTAATTAAAATTTTTCTAACAAATTTTTGAATATAAATGGAAAAATATGAATAATACATTTGATTGTAAATTCGTTTTTTTAAAACATCTTTGTTACCTGATATTTTTATGTTATGTTCTTTACTAATTTTTTTTAATTGTTGAATATTATAATTTATACTAAGTAAATTTGAATATTCAGATAATTTTGGTATTACAAAATCATCATCGTTTATTTTTATTTTTGTTTTTTTAATAGGTAAGTCTTTATTAAAAAAATATTCTAAAAAATTTTTTTCTTTTATTATGCATGTTGTTTCATTATATAGTTTCGTTTTTTTTTGTGTTTTTATCATTATATATATATAACATAATTTCTTTATTTAATTATTATTATACTACATATATAATAATAATTATTTTTAATAATACTCTAATGTGCTCATATATAAATTATTTGCTAATAAATATATATCTTTATTTTTTACACTTTTAATATACATATAGACCTTTTTCATGTATTTAAAATTTTTAATAATTGAATTATCTTTAGATTTTGAAATTATATAATTTAAGAATTTTTGCATATTATTGAGAGATTTACTGAATACTAACATATTCTCTCTATTTATTGAAATTTTACAATTTATAAATTCTTTGTAATCAAATAACAAATATAATTTTAATATATAATAAGATATTACATGTGTATGTTCTTTATATAATGATTTCGCATTATTTGATAATATATCAATGTAGTCTAAGTTATTATGATCCAATATTTTAGTACATTGTAAAAATGAATGAATTATTTCATAATTCATTATAGTTTCAAAATTTTTTTTATAAATTTCAAATGTCTTAGTATTAGTAGAGAGAATACTATTTTTTGAATAAATAAATGAATATATAGCATTATTAAAAAATTCTCCCCAAAATTCGACTATACTTTCCTGTATCCCTAAATCAATCTCTCTTGATAATTTAAAATTATTTAAAAAATTATTATACATTTTATTTTGTTTTGATTTTTCAACTATAACGTTTGACATAAATTCCCATATGTATGCATCAAAACCATTATTATGTATTAATTCATGTGTGAATACTTTAAATACTTCTTCTTGTCTATAAACGACTATCTCTCCGTTTGATATACATCCATAACAAAATCCACCATTTACATTAGATGGACCTAATACTTTTTCTTTAGATTTTTCTAATTCTCTCTTAAAAGGAGTCAAAAATAAATAAATATTTAAACTATCTACGGAACAAGTATTATTTTTAGTTAGGGCATCAATTAAATATATTTGCATCATCATATTTTTTATTAAATTATCAAGATTTTCTAGATGTTTCGGAGTAATTTTAGAATATTTAACGAGATTAATAGAAATTGTTTTATTTTTAAATGGCAGTTGATAAATTATGAGAGATCCTTGTTTATTTCTAATAAAATCTATAATTTTAACATTTATATATTTGTTATTAATGAAATGTTTATTATAGACATTTTCAATTAAAGTTTTATATTCTCTCATATTATTATTAAAAACTCTTCTAAATTTAGAAATATTTTGTAAATCAATATTTAATAGATTATAAATATTATCTAATAATTTAAAAATTTGTTTTTGAAAATCATCATATTGTATATATTTTTTATTATATCCCGAGAATAAGAAATTTTTATTAGATATTTTAATTAGTTTATCATAATAATTTATTAAATATTTTGATTCTTCTGATAAATTTAACATACAATTTATTTATATATAAAAATATTTTTATATATAATATTTTTAATTGATACATAATAAACAAAAAAATATTAAATAATACATGATATATGAATACTGGAAATATTAATTTAGATCGCGTATTAAATTACATTAATTCACAATATAATAAAAATATTAATAGTCTTAATTCATAAATATCTATTATTCAAGAAAGAATAGATAATTATATATAATAAATTACTATTATTGCTTTGATAGATTCTCTAACATAATTTTTTTCTTTTCTAATTTTTGTAATTCACTTTTTGCTTTGACTATTGCATTCTCGATGGTATTGTGAGTTTTTTGACTTGGTGGCAATTCCTTCATATCAAATGATATCATATGTCCGTTAATAAATATTTCTGGTAATTCAACTTGAAGTTGCTGCTGTAATTCATTAATGTCTATACCATCATAATTATCAATTATTTTATCAATATTTTCTAATTTAGAACGAAATAAAAGTTGTTTTGATCCAAATATTGCTCCCGCTACACGTTTAACATCTGAATTTCTAATAAAATCTTGTTTTTGTGATTCCATTGCAGATAATTCTAATACTTCCTTATCAAATCTATTTTCTATAAGTTCAACAACATTATTTATACGTTCATTCGGATCTTTAGTACTTATAATTCTTTTTAAGTTATCTATATCTTCATAAGTTTTTAATATAAAATTTATAATTTCATTTTTCTTTAACTCGATAAAATCATTACCTTGAAAAAGTTTCTCATCCTTAAATTTTTGTTTTAAACCATTGTCACCATTTTGTACTGGTGTGGAAGTGCTACTATCTTGTTTTAATGTTTCTAGTTTATGTTTAAAAAATATATTTAAAGCAATTGCAATTGAATAGTAAATACTTGAATTTTGAATTATATTATAAAAATTACTTTGTATGTACTTCATAAGTCTTTCAATATATATATTAAATAAACTATGTTTTTCATTTTCTTGTTCAGTGGGATATAATGTTATAAATAACTCATAAATAGAATGGTAAATAAATAGAATATATATATCTAAAATATCATTATATGCAGGTAGACTGTTAGATGAATTAACCCGACCACCTGTCTGAACGTTTAGTTTATATGTTGTTTTATCTTTTTCATTTATATCATTGATTTTATCAACTAGTATTGAATAATTACTTTTACCTTCTTCTTTATTTTTTAAAAAAATATCAATATTTTTTAGAAGTTCTTTTACATCCTTAGTAATTTTAGACGGATTGCCTTTTATACTTATACTATATTCTTGTTCGGGTAATGTTCCTGATATTTCTACAATTTTTCCGTTTATCTCTTTCTTCATCGTAGCCATAGTGCCTGTCATCTGCAAATCATCGTGCGCAATCTCCTCCGCCTCCACCATACTATTTCTTTTAAATAATGCATCAAATCTTGCCTTTGGTCCCCATGGCAAACTTTTACTAATCCGCGACTGCACTCCCTTATTAGTCTTCTCCTCCGCCTTTGCCGCCTTTGCCGCCTTCTTATC